GTGGCCCAAACACCACGAAAGGATGCTCAGCCATCAAAGGTTTATAAATTTTCTCACTTAACTGGTATGATCCTTTACCGGTGTTGGTTTCCATGACCACGCTCAACTTTGAGTTCCTGAAGTGGGGTTCATGAGCTACCAAGCAAAGTTCACGAGGATTATCTTCGTAGCCCTCTATGTCATCTTCTATTTCGTACATACAATTATTGTCCGGTGATTTGACACTGACGTAACTTTTTCCTAACAATGAATGTTTCTCCAAAGCCCGTATCATATCTATTCTTTCAGGATGGTCACGTCCGGTGTATATCAGGAAGTCCTTGCTTTTGACAGAATGATCTATCCTTCGAAGATCTTTATTGATCAGTTGGATCTCCATGCAGTAGTTGTTGTGCTGTCTGTATGCAAAAGGGAATTTATCATCATCGCCCTCTGCCAACACCAATACTTTTTCTTGATTGTTGCGGATTAATTTTACGAAATCCTTATTGAACCAATTGTGGAATGACATGTTTTCATTGTGGACCACGACGATCATTTCATTTTGTTTGAGCAGGTTTCTTAATCTCTCAAGATTGTCATGCATCTGGCTGGTGGTGTTCATTAGATCAATGTAGTGTTCGGTCTGTATAATAGGTATGTGTTTTTGCCGTGGAGTTTTGACAAGATTGTTAAACATAAATATACGTACTTAATCAGAATGGCAACAGAATTCACACATCATGAACGTTTCAAAAGAAGGCTCGACGACGGATCGATGTACAAATTTACCAATATAGCAGATGCCCAGACCAAGTGTGCATTCCATGATACTTTTCTTACCAGTAATGACCCCACAGTGACCTATGCATTGGAGGACAAAAACGAAACGTTGAAGGTGACACTGGAGTTTGATACCAGTGATGCCCAACAGGCCTGGTGGATTGCCGTGTCAGATCTAAACAAAAATGGCATCAATTACTGTTCAAACGACATCAAATGGCAAGGAGCGGAAAAGCCAGAAACACTTCAAAAATTTGTTAGAGATCATGTGCCCGGCACCGCTGGCTTTGTTGGATAAATAAAACTGTTTACAGGTAACAAATATGGCAAATGCATACAAACACAAAAAGTATTTCAGGTTAAGGGGATCAGACAGTAGTCTTGTCACTTTCAGCTCAACATCTGATGCCAAAACCAAGATAGGTTTCACAAGTGCATTTGACACAAGTACTCCCACGAAGACGGAAGCCTTAGAAGACACAGACACCACCTTGGTTGTGACTTACGAGTTCGACACAAACGACGAACAGACGGCATTCCAGGATGCCCTCGATGACGCATGGACAACCAGCCCCCACACTCCATTCAATCCTGCTGATGCGACGGACACAGTGGAACATTTCAAGACCGAGTGGTTGACCGAAGACGGCCCAGTAGGTACAACAGAGACTCTGATATAATCATGGCGGCAGAATACAGACACAAAAGGTATTTCAGGGTAAGGGTATCAGACAGTAGCCTTGATACTTTCAGTTCAACAGCAGATGCCAACACCAAGATTGGTTTCACATCTGTATACAGCACTTCATCACCAACGAAGACGGAAGCATTGGCGGACAGTGACAAGACACTTGTGGTAACATACGAGTTCAATGACGAATCTGAACAGACAGCATTCAAGAGTGCCGTGGACGGCGCCTACAGTGACAGCACATCACCGTTCAACCCTGCAGACGGAACCGACAGAGCGGAACATTTCAAGACCGAGTGGTTAAACAAAGACGGATCTATATCTAACACAACAAATTTATAACAGTCACAAAAAAAGGGCGACACAATTAAGCACCGCCCCTTAGAATAGATTTAATTACGCAGAGTAATTAATTACTTTTCTTCCTGATTTCTTTAATAAAGAAATGATGTTTGACTTCATAGTCAAAGCAGATGACTTAGGTGCTGTACCTAAAACTTCTACTGTAAAGTCCAAACCTTTTGATAACAACTTGTTAGTCGCTGTTTTTCTTGCAGTGTTTTTTACTGCTAGGTTTTTGAACTTGATTTTACCACCGTGTACTTCACCATTTACTTTGTAAGTTGAAGCCGGTTCCGCAAATACACCAATTTGCTTCGCTCTTGATTTGAAGTTTCTTGTGTATACAACGTATTGTGTTGAGTTTGCCATGGTTTTTGTTTCCTTCTTAGTAGATGGAAAAAGTGTATTGAACATACTTGTTAGCATATTGTTTCCTTTTCCTTTATTGTTGTTATATGGTTACGTAACTCTGGAGTTTCATTCTCTGTTATCCTACGTTCCATGTTTACAATTATATACTACAAAGTGTATTAAGTCAACCGGCTGGAAAATGCAGTGTTTATGCTGTTAATCCTGTCTCCTTGTTCCACAAGTTTCTGCACATACTTTGTTACATGAGTCTGAATCCCACGTGCTCCTCAATTCCTCGAAACTTTCCAGATGTACTTTAGGTCTGTCAATGTGGCCAAAACCATGGTAACAACAAGGGTATATTTCTCCCGAACTGTCCACATACACACTGTTGTTGACAATAGTATCACAGGTAATTTTTGTACCCTTATAGGACTCTTCTGGTAAATCATAGGGTTCATAACGCATCTTCAAATATTCGTCAACATCAAACTCACGTGGTGTGGCATCCTTGTCTGGCGGTAGTATCCAGTGACTGATAGACTTGTCTGGTTGTATAGCGGGCATGTCATTTCTGCCTTCGTCACGCACGACGAAATTGTTGAATCCCAATGATTGGCTTAGTTTCCTCGCTTCTTCTTCCTGGTGCATGTTGTGTTGGAATTTGATAAACTGCCATACTGCATCTCCGCCTGCCTCCGTGAATGCTTTCACACGTGATATCAGTTTGTCCCAATTCACTCCTTGCCTGTATAGGTGATTGGTGTCTTCAAGTCCGTCTATTCCAAAAATTATTCGGGTTCCCTTCTTTGTGGCCAACTCTCTGTATGTTTCCACCTTGCCTATGCCTCCGTTTGTTGCTATCTCCACTTCGATATTGTCCATGGCAGACATTTCAGCAATGTTTGGATTCATCATGGGATCACCGTGATTACCACAATAGAGAATCTTTCTAACATCTTTATATGTGTTTAAGAGTTGGTGTAATTGCTCTACACCAAGATTTTTCTCTTTGAAAAAACCCTCTAATGGATATCCATAACCATTACGTGGACATCCAGGACACCGTGCATTACAGTAACTAGATGCTTCTATGTGTAGATGTTCTATTATCATCGTGAATCTTATTTTCTTATCTGGAAGTAAGAGTAACTTGTTAATCTTTGCACGTTAGCAGAAACTTTATTCTCCATGCCATGCAGTTGTTCACTGTTGTTAAACATTATGTAGCCTGAATTTTTGGTAAAATTAAAGGCTTTCCGGACCTCATCCTTGTTATAAAATACAGTTCCGAGTTGCTCAGGTGCATCTGATAGAAAAATCTGCATGACATAATCTACACCATCGTTGTCTACATGCTTATGACAATCAAACCCTTCGTAGTCTAGCCAGAATCTTGTGTCAATCTGTGTGATATCTAATCCCACTGCTTTACCAATTAATTCTTTTTTACTATTGTATTCCTGTTCTATGGATTCAAACACGGATCCAGGTAGAACGACGAGTCTTTTTCTTTTCCAATCCTCTTGCCATTCTTGTGTTGTATATGGCAGTGATTCCAATGCCTCACGTGAAAGACTCTCGATGGTTTCGGTATCTAGCACATCTGTGATCTGGAAAAGATCCACTCTTTCATCAACTGGGTTGATCTGCATTAGTTGTCCTTGTAGTCAGGCACCGCGAACAGGTCTATGCCCTCGTCCAACAGTTTGTTGGTCTCTTCCTTGGTGGGCCTGCCATAGAACTTCTGATCACGTTTACCCTTGGCCGCCTTCCTGGCCTCCTTGGCAAAGTTCTTACCAACATCTTGGAAATCTTTCTTTATCTTCTTGTTGAGTCTACGCAGTATCTGTTCAGCACTTTCTCCCATCACCATGTAGTCGTCTGGAATCTGCTTCTTCTTGGTGGTCTTTACATTGGGTGCCATGATGGCCTTGTCAACGTCTGTGCTGTCACACATGGGACACTGGATCATTCCTCTTTTCTTTTGCCTGGTGTACTCTTTACTGCTAGGAAACCAACCTTCGAACTCGTGTTGGCATCTGCATCTCAGTTGATATTTGATCATATTATTATTTACATTATATACTTGACTATCAACACTGTCTACTATATTATAATGATATGATAAACGTTTCAGGATACACAAAAGGTAAACCCAAGAAGACTTCACAGGGCAAGAACAAGAGCAGGATCAAGATGAGCTCAATGAACAAGTCCAAGAAGAGAAGTCACAAGGCTTACAATGGCCAGGGAAAATAACGTCAAGTTATTGAAAGCACAGATAGGCAACCTCGAAGTGCAGGTGGCAGACTATCAACAGATAGTCAAAGAACTATCAGACAAATTGAAGTTGTACGAGCAAAAACACGGCACAGTGTTCAAGCGATCTAGAAATATCTCAAACCAAAGATAACAGCATCTTTCTTCCTACGGAACTTGATGTGTTCGAAGTCAATGATGTGTACATTTATTGGACCACCATGCTGTTGCATTATTCTTTCAACGTCTGTAGGTCTTATTGTGATCCTGTCTTCGTCTGGCAGTTTGGCCTGGTAACCCCAAAACATTGGCCACCAGTGCAATGGGTTCAGTGAATCGTATTTCTCTTTCATTATGAGCAAGAACACCACCGGTGCTATTGTGAATGGTTCTGCCCACCATGGGATCACGTTCAACGTGGCCCAATCTATAAAATGCACAATACCGGTCCACACACAAATAATGGCAAATAGTATGCCCATTATGGGCCAGAATTCGTCCTCAAAATCAGAATCGTGATCGTGTGGTCCTGGTGCATGTGAATACAATCTCATCTTTTGTTGTCTATTCAACTTCATGTGTAAAGTATATATGTTTGTATCCAGTAGACTTTAACTATAATTCTGCTATAATAAGACTTAAATACCTACAATGCAAAAACGTACAAGAAGTTTATTAGAAGAATTGAGCTCGATGCCCCTTAAAAGAGACAAGGAAGAGGTGGTTGAGAGCAGGGCATCACATATCCTCGAGTCGACTATAAGATTGATCACGTACATCAGAGAGAACTTCGATCAGGACACAGCATTCAAACTTGAGAAGAAGTTCAATTCAGCGATCAAGAACATGGACGCATCCAAGTTCAGCAAAGGTGTTGCTCGTATCAAAGAGAACAGAGACGTAAAAGAAAACCTACTGAAAATCAAAGACGGCGAATACAAAGAGGACTAATCATGTTGATAGAAGATGTCCTAACAGAATTTAAAAGGACACACCTTGAACACATCGAGGACATCGTAATAACCGACGGCTACGAAGGTGGCAAGGCAGTTCTTGAATATTTCAGAGGATTGTTACTTACTCTCAAAGGCACAAGCTCAGAAGCAATGAGTGTGTCAGTCAAGTGGGATGGTGCACCTGCCGTGGTATGTGGGATCAACCCAGACAACGGCAAGTTCTTCGTGGGCACAAAGTCAGTTTTCAATCCAGGAACTCCAAAGATCAATTACACAAAGAAAGACATAGCAAACAATCACGGCACGGACGATCTAGGACAGAAACTTTTAAAGTGTCTTGTGCATATTAAGAAACTGAACATACAAGGTGTTGTACAAGGAGACTTGTTGTACACAGACGAGGACATCACAAGGAAGAACATCGATGGAAAGCCTCACTTGACGTTCACTCCAAACACAATAACATACGCTGTACCAGAAGGTGGTGAGTTGGCAAAACAGATAGACAGAGCCAAGGTAGGGATCATATTCCATACAACATACAACGGCGACACACTGGCAGACATGACAGCATCAGGTGGAGCGGATGTAAGTTCGTTCGCCAAAAGCAATGATGTGTTCTTTGACAATGCAACATACAAGGACGTGTCAGGCAGTGCCAAGTTCACTGACGATGAAACAAAAAATTTCTACAATGGTATTGAGAAACTAGAAACACTGTTGAATGCTGTTCCTAGAGACCTAGCAAGTGTGTTGGGACAGAATGCAGACTTCGTGCCCACGTTCATGATCTACATAAACGCAATGGTCAAGCAAGGCCAACTGCCAAGTAACGTCAATCAGTTCCTACAAGGATTCAAAAAGTTCTATGCAGACAGAATGCAACAGCAGATGTCAGGCCTAAAAGCACAGAAGGCGTTGGCGTTGAGACAGGACAAGATCAAACAGATGCCAGTGTTCCTTAACAGGGCCAAGAAACCATTACAGGCAATGCTGACTTTCTACAAAGCGGTACAGACCATGAAAGCCTTTGTTCTTAAGAAGATGAATCAAGCACAGGCAATAGGATCATTTCAACAAACAGATGGCGGACTACAAGTGACAGAACCAGAGGGTTTCGTTGCCGTTGACAAGTCAGGAAGTGCTGTTAAGTTGGTAGATAGGTTGGGATTCTCAAGAAGGAATTTGACGGGTATCAGCAAATTCAAGAAATAGATCCAAGGTTTTATTAATTTCTAAACTTAATTTTTCTTTATTGAACATGGTATCGCAGTTGTGTTTTCTCAACGCTTTGGTCTGCAGGTAAATGTCTTGCCACGGAGCGTCACGTAATCTATCACACACATCAACAATAGTGTTTATTCTCACATCAGGATCTCTATCGAGGTCGTACACTTCCTCGAAATAGTTGTTGAAAGTCCTGAAACCCATTTCTTTTAATTTCTGTAGATACAAATAGTTTCCATGTACTACGAAAAGGTGTTGTGCCATGATCGGTTTCCATAACTTCTCTGTTATGAAAACTTCAAAGTCATTGTCATTGGTCTCGGACACAATACTACAGGCCGTGTCATTGTAAGGTTTCTCGTATATTTCTTGGTCCATGCCATACTGTGGATAGTCTTGAGCCCACGGTAGTTCATATTCGGCAGGCAGTTTCTTCTCTGGCCAATGTGTGTGTAAACTATTTTCTAGTATTCCGTTCTTTGACAACTTGTTGTAAAGTTTTTCTCTGTGTGGCCTGTGCGTCTTGTTGAGATATAGGAAATCGTATTTTTTGTTAGAGTGATCAAAGTTGAAAGTTTTACCCTCGTGTAGTTTGTACATGTAATACCAAAACCAAGTGGCACCACCTGTCCACTTGATGTGATCCACATCAATATTGGGGCATGTATATTCTGGATGATTTCTTATGTTTTCTAGTGATTCCCATGGGTTTGCTTTAATGAAAACGAATCCTTGGCTCTTAAGCAGATCTACTCTCCTGTGCAGTTCGTCCATGAATTCTGGGTTGTCCTTCAATCGATCATTGGCAGAACGTGTGTCGATAATGGCGAACCTCCTGTCATAGGAGTCAAGATTGTAGTCGTGCAGGGTATAGTACTCTCCGGTCATATCGAATGACTGTCCCTCCATGGAGTGCATCGAAATGTAACTCTCCAACTCCGGATGATTTCCGGTCTTCATGACATCGGTTAGAATAAAGTTTCGTTGCATATAGCCTATAAATACCTGTATGTTAACACCATTTTTAAAGTATGTATCAGAGGGAAAAGTGATAAGACGACATAGTGATTTGCAACGTTTTTCATTCCCAGAGGTAGCAGAAAGAATATATCTCAGTTTCTTAGCACTTGCCCTAATGAGTCAGAACAAAGACACAGAAGGATTCGTTAGATCATACGCCAGACAGACCATGGCCAAGGGCACATTCGACCAGGTGAGGATGATTAACAATGACCTAGCAAACATGCTGGCCATAGTGGCCGGAGATCCTGAGATAACCAAAAAGCTCAAGAACAAAAATCAAGCACAGGCCATGAGGCAAAGACTGCCAGTGCCTGTGATGGCGCTGAGGAGATACCTGAGGACGTGGGAAAATCATTACAGCAACCTTACACAGTTGGAGAGATCCCTGGGAATACAAGATGGCAACCTCAGGAACATTAGACGAGCGGTTGCCGATTACAACAAGTTGAATACAAGGATGAAGTTGCAGACCCTACACAGACTGCAACAGCAATTACACTCTAAACTGCCCAACACTGACATATTAAAGAAATTCAAGGAACTGTAAAATGATAAAATCGATTTGCGAATTGTGTGGATGCGAACAGCACTGTAGACAATCCTGTGCAGAATGCAGGGACTGTCCCGATTGTGCATGTAAAGAGTGCAATGCCGGGCCCAAATAGTTTCTGGGTACTTTACGGACAGCACACCAAACCCACTTACCTAGAAGATGCAGGCAATGGACAGCAGGCACAAAGAGATGCCGCTCTGCAATACATCAAGCAGTGGCGTGTGTGCCTGGACATAGGTAGCAACATAGGACAGTGGACGAGACCACTCTCTAAGAAGTTTGAAAGTGTGGTGTGCTTCGAACCAAATCCCAACTTCAGAGAATGCTTCGAGAAGAACATACAAGAGAAAAATGTATTGCTATGGCCTTACGGATTATCAGACAAAGAACACAAGGCAAAGCAAGACTTCAACTCAACTGTGTTACATGAAGAGGATGGAGACATAGACTGTAGGACACTTGACAGTTTCGGATTGACCAATGTAGACTTCGTTAAGATAGATGTTGACGGCTTTGAGATACCATTACTGAACGGAGCGAGGGAAACATTGAGCAAGAACGATCCCGTGATCAACATAGAGATGAAGAGGGACAAGAGGACGGATATTGTTGTGAAATGTGAGTCTATACTGAAAGATCTCGGCTACAAGTTCCAAAAACGCACAAAGAGTGACGAAGTGTGGCTTAAATCTTAATATTACAGCATAATTTACCAATCTTACCAATAAATACTTGCAACTTGATTCCTGAGCGGGATCATAGTCATTTAAATCAGAAAAAAGGAGGATTAAAAATGGCAACGGAAAACAACACGACATTCGTGGCGGGAACACAATCTTTTCTAGGAAAAGAACTTGAGTTCATCACGATTGATGCAGGTGAGGAATTAGCGAATCACTTGTTGAAAAACGAGACAGCAAACGCGATCGAGAACACAGTCAGACAATACGGTAACATCGTAGGTTCAGGCCCGTTATTCGATACGAATGCTTCTAGAACATACATAGTTGAAGGTACAGACATGTTCGTTGGTGCACCAGCATCAGCAGGCGGTTCTTTCACATTAACTGAATCAGGCTCAGACGGTTCGTCAGTAGGTACTCTTACTGCGGCACTGAAAGCACTTGGAACAGTTGATTCAATTGATCTAAACGACTCTGGCACAACTGCCAAGATCGAAGACTTAACGATATAATAGGATAGGAGAATAAAATTATGCCAATATCAAGAAATAACTTTACAGCTCTACCTGTTGAGGCAGAGCAAGAAGGAGTTGATGTATCATTCTTTACAGTAGACTTCATCAATGCAATGAACTCAGAGACTGGTGATCCACAAGCGGATTCAACAGCGGCTGGTTTAGCACTAGTACAAGCGGCTATCATGAACCTAGGAATCAACATCCTAGCAACTGGTCCGTTAGGAAACTCAAACACAGAACTTACATACATGGTGAGAGCTGACAGTTTGGACGTTGCTAACCACATCACTGCGAACGGTATCAGAGATGCGATCAGAGCTGTTGACACAAACGGAAGAGCGGCAAGTGCCACTCCAAGAAACACTGCCAACATCTCAGCGGCGACAGTAACGGCTAAAGACGTTTACATTGCTGTTTAATAGTCTAGCATAGGAGATACAGACAATGACAACTAAAGTAAACCCAACTAAAGCAAACACAACTGATCACCTTTCAGGTAAGACGATCACGGCTGTGACTGTAGACTTTGCAGTTAACGGTACAGACTTCTCTGACACTGAAATGGGACCATTGGGTGCGGTACAATTAGCGATAGCAAACCTTTCGCAAATTGGAACACCACTTATCATCACTAAATTAAGAAGTGATGGTTCCAACGATGGTCAAGTTTTTGACATCATCTGGGAAGGTGAGTTCGGAACTGACACGTACGATGGTTCAAACAGCGAGACGTTAGCGGCGTACCTACAAACTGAGTTAAGACTTTTAACTTCAGTTGGTGCAGGTCCAGTTAACTTGAACTCGGCGACTGTTGTGGCGGCTACAGCGGCATCATTCTAATCCAATTAGACTGATACACAATTACCAAAGGGCGGATCTATTTTTAGGTTCGCCCTTTTTTTACGAGTAAATAATCACATGCCAACACATTTACAAGAAGCGATAAAGATAATATTGAGTGCAGATTCCAAACTGCGAGACAAGACCCCAAGGATCTACGCCATGCCCAAGGATGAACACATGCCCAAGGCATTCACAAACCTCAAACGTATGCGATATTTGTCCCATGACCTCTGTGCGGGCAGGAACATCAAGAGATGGTTATGGAGGGATTACAACCCGGAGATAATATTACAGCAACCACCCTTCGACCGGTACGAGGACCAGAGTGAGATCTTCACGCTGATACGTCATCCGGAAGAACGTTGGTGGTCAGGCATCAAGGACATGTTCTATTTCATGCCATGGTACGGCTGGTGGGTCAACGACAAGATAATGGAACAGTGGCCACACTTCGGAAGAGGCACACTGAGGTATCATGACATCATGCAAGATATCAAACCGCAACACCTTATCAAGTGTGACGCGGGACTCAATGACAGGATGATCAACTTTGCCAAGACACATGGACTACTTTGCTATGGCAACATTCCACACGAGAAGGCACTGCGACACAGCAAACCAGATATAAAGAGCCTCGAGGACAAGGGAGTCAGAGAACTCAAAGCCTGGTTGAGGGAGAACCCAGACAGGCAGAAACAACTAGACGACTACCTGGCACCAGACTGGCAGTACTGGGAGAAGGTAGAGTACCAAGACTGATGCACGAGTACAGGCTACACACACTGGTGGACATCACCAACAACGGTAACCTCAAACAACAGTTCCCGTTCACCACAGATGCGGGACATGACATACAAGACAAGCACACACTATCAATAGCACGTGACCAGAATTCAAACTTCTCAACAATGTTGCAACTGCTACAAATGAGGGGTAACATCACGTGGGAAATGCCACCGCAGAGGGTAGAACTTCCAGACCTAGGAAATCATGCATTCGGGTCTTACTACGAAGGTGCACACTCCACATGGCACTTCCAGTTCTTCACGGAACAGTCAGGTGTTTATGGCGATATGGTTGATCCAACAGAGAACCTTGTGGAGGACTTCGGCCTTGTGCCAGTGATTGCTGAATGCACTAACACAGCACACTTGCCATTACATACTTTCGTCACAAAGGAAATGCAGGGCACTGAGAGACAGAAGATAATTGGTGCACTAGCAGGTGGCATTATAAACACGTACTTTTCATACGCCGGTCCCATCGATAAATAACAGTACATTAAGGCACAAACTTTCTAATATTAAGGCACACACAGGCGATGCAACAGGCTCATTTACAGGCTCTACTAACGGAGGTACAAATCCTCAAAAGAGATTTAAGAAGATATATGAGTACAACAGAATTAGAAAAACAAAACCTTGAAGCACACGTGGACCTTTGTTCAGAGAGATACAAAGGATTACACGATAGACTTTCAGCGATAGAAGTAAGGTTGGCCAAGATGAATGAAGATATGTCGACCAGTCACAAGAGCAGTCAGAAGACAATCATAGCAACAGCAGGTACAGTGGTCGCAGGTTTACTATCAACGGTGGTAGTGATCCTGATGAAAATGCCAGGCTAATATTACCAACACATGTTCATACAGATAGCACCCCGGGCCAAGGTCTACGTCACAGACACGGATGTAGAATTCATCCGGGCACACGCACTGGAGTCGTTCAGGAGTGACCAACTGTCACCGGAGGATGCCGACAGGGCCAAGAGATTAGCGGACAAGGCGGTGTTCGTTCGCAAGAAACTTGACACACACATGCAATATGCTTTAAATAGGAAGATAAAGTTTGTTGCAAATGACAGGAAAAAATAAATCAGAACTGGTAAAACAGATCGAGGCATACGGGCTGAAAGGCAAACTTGCGGACCTGGCACACAGAGAACAGGCACGTCAACCATTCCGACACCTACCCAAACAGTTCTCAAAAGGTATCCTCATAGGCAACATAGCGATTGTACCCAAGAAACATACCGGCACTAGGTACGTGTATGTGATAGCGGACATGATGGAAGCCAAAATCTTACACGAAGACATCAACCTAAAACAGACCGCCATACTAGTGGCACACTACCTGGCGGACGGCAAGAATATACCCAACAACATATTGGATGTGGATTCCAAACATGCCTCGCAACTGTTTGACATACAGAGTGCCAAACGCATGATAAAGGAAGCACAGAAGAACAAGGATGAACAGATGGAAGACGTGTATTGGGACAGATTGGATGTCGCTAACCGCCTAGCGGACGAGTGCAAGGCGAATATACAGCAGATCTTTAATGACACGTTCGGAGCATAGATAATAAATAAACACAGTATGAAGAGCTTAGACCTTACAAAACCCATTACTACAGAATCATTACTGAAAGAATTTGAAAGTAGATTCAACATGACCATGGATCTTTCTCAGTTCAATGAAGAAGAACTACAGGACTACGCCAATCACGTGAGAACAAAGATACATGAGATCACACAGAACACACACTTCGGACAAGAATTAACAAATGATGGCTACCAGAAGAATCAAATGATGTTGGACATCATAAACCAAGCGATACAAGAGAGAAAACTTGCAGAGTACGGCGGTAGCATGTCAAATGATCCTATGACAAAAGGTGCAACAACAGCCATTTCAGCAAAAACAAAACTAGACAAAGGTCAAGCACTAGACCAAGACGAGAAGAAGGTTGTTAGCAGACTGATCCAAAAAGAAGGTGTTGAAGAACAATCAGAATTAATTTTAGCGGCCAAGGACATGATGGACAAGGTCACATCGTTCTTGGAAGACCTAGCGTCAATGAAGACGGAAGGTGCACTAGAGCTAGTAGACAGAATCAGAGATGAGATGGGTGCCGAGAAGGCAGACGCATTCCTACAAAAAATCCAACCAGCGATTGAACAGGCGGAAGCCACTTTAACGACAACTAGACAAGAGCTAGACAACGGTGTAAGAATTTTGACCGGAGAAGAAGTAGCATCAGACCCTATGGGCGCCGATGACACGATGGACATGGACACAACAGACGCAGACTTAGATGACCTAGAGACCGACGACCTAGAGTCAGATGAGTTTGGCGCCTCTGATGCCGAAGCGGGTGGAACAGAACCAGAAGGCAGAGAACAAAGAGAATCCAAAGAAGTGTTTGAAGCATCAAACAGATTGTTCAGTAAACTA